ATAGTAGAAAATAGAAAACAAGGATCATGATAACGGGGCAAAAGGATCCGACTCCGCACGAATGTTTACGGATAAGTGCAACACAGGAGGCGGCCTCGATGAGCCAGCAATGCTGGTGTAGAGTAGAAGATAGTCAACGGTCTCTACGGTAAGTCATTTCGTGAATCTGTTCAGCCCTTGAATGGGTCGAGTGCTCAATGAGCATGAAGCAGAGTGGGAAGGCGTGTAATCGGTTTTTTTTAGACTGTATTACATTTTGCCTTCTCACGGCTTCGTGTTCATCGATTACTTGATCTTCTTTGTTATTGGAGGTTCGAGTTATAAAGACAACAGGTCTTTAGACCTGTTTTTAACGAAGAACATATCAACGAAACGAAGTTGAGTTGATATATTATTGCAAACAAATATGAAAATATACCATATTATTGAACAAGCACACATTGAACTTGACAACCTAACACCTGAACTCAGATGGGAAATCAATCAGGCATTCACACAGGATCAATGGGTTCAAGCCACCAAGTATTGGCTGCGTGGAATCTCAAACCAACACGCACTTGATGGCCGACTACTGGGACAAATGCGAGACATCTGCTGGGACTATGATCGTTGGGATTCTATGACGCCTACTCAATGTTTGTTTCTCAGCAACAACTTGATTGATCACTGGGATCAAATCAGTTATGAATCTCGCAGTTGGGCCACCATGTAGTTTTTTGCCCATTTGACTAAATAATGGGAAAGGAACATTCCCATTATGGCAACTTTTTATTATCGATCTCGCAAGACCCTGGAACCAAGACCAGGTGTGAAATACGCAACTGTGTACATCCGACAGGATCATCAAGAACATCAACGACTGCTGAAGTGGTTGATTGACATAGCAGAAAACATTGTGAGCATAGCACAGATAGATGCTGACCTGGGTGCATGGTTCTGTACTCCCATGGCAGACTTCCGCAAAAGCAGACGCGGTGAATACTACTCACCCGAAGACATACTCACAGACATGATTGATCAGTTGGCACACGGGCGAGATCTACCCGAAGCAATGCTGGGCCGTTGGAATCGGCTGTGTGCTGGAACTCCTTGGCAGATTGAGTTTGAAGCCAGCGTTGATACCAAGCCACAACCTCGGGATCCAAGGGTTGTGTTCGCGTGATGCCGTAGTGCCAACTGGCAGGATCTGTGCGTCGTCGACGATATATGGTCTGAACAGTGATAAACATAGCATATTTACACTCAGGGGTGGGTGGGTCTGCCGGCAATCCCCCACCCAGGATCTACCATGCCTACGGCACCGGACTTTTATTTCTGCGTTTCGTATCTATACACAGCACATTGGGGTATGGATAGAGCATGATTGTATTGCCAAACTTGATCAGATCCTTCAAGTGTTCGCAGTTGATTTCGATCCACACACGCAGCAGGCACTCTCAAAATATACACCACACCACCATAACGATACTGCTCACGCACTATGTTGTCAGCAAGATCTGGTTGTGCTGCCAAATACCACGAGGGTCGCCCACGCACAGTGCCTGACATCATGTCCACAGTCAAGGGCGTGACAGGCAGCACACGAGTAGTTTCAAACTCTGTGTACAGGTCCGGAGGCACTGCCACAAAGTAATTTTTCAGTCTGGGCAGTTTCATACTGGCCAGTTTTGTACAGCGGCAATGATGCCAATAATAACACTCATCCAAACATAACTCACGGGTCTACTCCAAAGTTCAATTAGTTTATCCAACACAGGTTCAATTCGATTCCACATCTGATGCCTCCGCTGCTGCATCCAAGGCATCAAAAAAAGCATTGCCTCCTGCTTCTGAATCAGGATCCAGGTCAGCAGCCCTACACCAGGCCTGATACCAAGCATCACGACCGTCGTGATCCAGACTGTAGTAGTGACGCCAACTGGGATTGGAGATGGATTTCAGCACAGGCAGTCTAGGCTCACGAACAACCATGACATAGTTTTCAGGATCAGCGTGAACACGATTCAATATGGTTGAGCGATCACAGTGATGTGCTCGTGCTGCCTGTGCTGCACTGGCAAAGGTACCTAGGGGTGTGCGAACTGGTGTTGAATTGGGCATGGTGTATTTAACCAAAATGTGTTGACCAGTATTCAAACTCATGCTATAATTACTACACATTGTTAAACAAACAGGAGGCTTACAATGCAAACACCACAAGACATCACATTAGATATCATGAAAGACAACAGTCGCGTTGTTGATTTTATCACACCAGTTCTCAAAACTTTTACCAAGTTAGAAATGGTCAAACAAGATGCCAAGCATGATAAATCAGCCAAAGCATATCTTGAATCAGTAGAACAAGAATACAGGAACCAACTAAAGTTCTTGTATGAAGCAGCCCAAAAGGCCTTCCCTGAAGACAAAGTAGATCCCAGGATTGCACACAGTAGTCTTGGTCCTGCTGATATCCTGGACCATTACGAGTTCAGCGTAATAGTTAGAAAGAAATAAAACAAAGCCCGAAAGGGCTTTCCTACAAAGGAATTAAAATGACAGAACGCACACAAGAACAACTATTAGAATACAAAGCATTGCTAATGAGATCATACGACGACATTTCAAACAATGTAGAACCAACAGAATTTATCAATCACGAACTGGCTCTTGGCAAAAGTCTTGATGACATTCAAGCAGGCATTGAAGATAATCGTGTATGGATTATGGAAACAATGAAAATGAAGAAAACCTAAAGCCTCCCTGTTTATAGGTTTTGGCCCTGTTAAACGCAGGGCTTTTTTGTTTCCGCTAAATATCTGCATGACAACGGAAAAACAATCAGATCAACCAAAAGTGCGTAAGAAGGCACCCAGTCGTGGTGGTGCTCGCAAAGGTGCTGGCCGTCCCGTAGGATCAACCAACAAGATCCGGATTGAAGAACTCATGACCACCATACACACCACGGCTGGTCGCCCCTATGGTGAACTCCTGGCACAGAACTATGTTCAAGCCATTGCTCGTGAAGACTGGAATGGTGTTCGCGACTACGACAAAGCATTCATGAACAAGATGATTGCTGACAAAACTGAAGTGACCACAGTAGACAGTGCAGACACAGTGGCACAAAAATCAGCAGCTTTTGCAGAAGCCATAGCCCAAATAGCTGGTATAGCCAAGAAACACTAAATAATCATATGCCGTTGATAAAGTCCAAATCAAAACAAGCGTTTGACAAAAATGTCAAGACAGAAATCGCAGCGGGGAAACCGCCTCGTCAGGCTGTGGCTATCGCGTATGCCACCAAGCGATCGGCAGCAAAGACTTCGAAGTCAAAAGGAAAACAAAAATGAAACCAGCAGGTACACAACGAGATACCAACTTGAATTTTGATGGCATGGAAAGCATGAGCCCCAGCCGCAGTTCAAAGTTTGCACACAACAAGTGGTCAGGACACTCTAATGATGGTCGTGAAGTAAACTTTGGTCGTGGCCCCACCCGAGGCAACGACGGCATGTGCGACACTCCAAAGAACTTGGGTGCTTCAGTGACCAAAGACAAAGGTCGTCGTCCTCCCACATCAGCCCTGCCCGCAGTGCCCGCACAAGGCAGTGTACGCGACAACATCAACCGTGGTCATCAAGACCGTGGTGCAGGTGGCACACAAGTACGCAAGCCCGCACCTGACAACATTCGTATTGGTCAAGGTGGCGGCACAAGTTATGGTGCCACAAGTCGTGGTAGTCGTCCTGTTGCCCCAGGCAGCACCGAAGGCATCAACTATGGCCCCAAGAAGCAATACTAATAGGAACCTGACACCATGATCCCATTTATCCCCCAAGGTCCATCAGTGATACTGCCCTACACTGATGACTCAACAGACAACAGCGTGACCCTGGACATGGGTGCGTTAGGCGTGCCCAATGTGCTGTATGTTGTGAACCCAGACACTGCCAATGTGGTTGTGGTCAATGTGAGTTTTGATCCACTGGACACCAACGCCAGCATCCCTACATCAGGAGCCAATGGCATAGGCACAGTGATCGCACCGTTTGGTTATGCCATGATTGGCATTGACTCACACTACCGCACTGGGCCTGTGTATCTAAGTGCTGCTGGCGACAGTGCCACAGGCAATGTGTTTGTGACACCTGGCGTGACACAGTACAAGTAAGGAACAACAATGAAAACCAATCCAGAATCTAAACCCATCAACCAAAAGCGTGGACCCACAACAGGCAACGCTGGTACTGCAAGCAAGCGTGAACAGTTCATGACAGCCAAAGCCAAATCTGGTAATGAACGCAGTGCTCTTGCTGACATGGTAAGTGACGCTGTGGCCAACCGTGGCCGCAAAATGAAAGGCTTCCGCGACGCCGCAGTGGAAGGACTCAAACCCATGGTAAATGTGGGACGAGGACCTACAAAAGGCAACAAGGCCTAAACAGCCTATTCACAGTCAGTGCCCAGGGCACTGGCTGTTTTCTGATCTATAACTGTAAGGAACTGATATGACTGATCAAACCACCAACCCTTGGGCTGACGAAGAGCCCACCTCCAAGACTGTAAAGCCCGCAAAGGCCGCAGCACCAAAAAAAAATCTTGAGCAACAATTGGCCACCCAGGTTGAATATGACCTGGACGGCCTCATGACTGACTTTCCCACTGCCCGAGACCTTGAACGCTTTGTGTTCGACGAAACTGGCATTGTGTTGAACCTCAAAGGTCGCTCAAACAAACTCAAATACCAAGTGGCCATGGATGTGCTCAACGGTTCGGAAGTTGATCCTGCTTACCTGGGCAAAGACAATCCTTACCTGGAGAAGACTGATCTTGTGCCTGAAGAGCCCATGAAAACCTTGCCTGAACGCCTGGCCAGCCTACCACCACGCACAGAAGTGCAAAACGAATTCTTCACTGCCTTTGTGCCACATAGTGATCCAGAATATCACGCACAGGGTCGCAAGATGCACTGCACATTCCGCAAGTATCGCACAGGCGAAATCACCTATGAAGTGCTGGGTCCTATTGAACCACGCCCTTATGGTGAAAAGATTGACAAGTGGGGCAAAGTGCGTCCTGAAATCATTCGTTGGGTTGATCCACGCACAGGCGAACAATTGGTTCAGCGTGAAGATGGCACACTCACTCCCATTGGCCGCAGACTGCGTGCCATGATGCAGACATTCCGCTACAATGACTCCAACCAATGGGTGCGTTATGTGGACCGAGACTTTATCAGTCTTGACATGAAGGCTGCTATCAATCCCTGGGACTTGGGCAATGAGTGATATCACTCCCCAGATGCGTGACGCTGAGATCCGAGCAGCCACAGAGGCTCGACGAGTGGTCGACACCAAGATCCAGCAAAAGGTCATGGCCGTAAACCGCGAAGCCTTTGTGATCAAGTTTCCAGGATACTTGCAGCATTCAATGCGCCTGGTCAACGAACGACTCATGAACTGCCTCAACAAGCCAGAAGGCACTGATCTTGCTGATCCTGACACATGGCCAGCAACAACACACGAGATTGCTGACCTAGCACAAGCACTGTATCACCTGGACTTGATACGCCAAAGCTGGGAGTAAGTCGTGATCAATCCCAGCGTTCTAATGCGTCGAGCTGTGCGTTGGGTTTGTGATCAGCACGACATTGAGCCTGCTCAGTATGTGACACTGACCACAGACCAACAACTACGCCTACAAGACCTGGTGACTGCTGTGGCTGATGACATGCAGTTCAATCAACTGCGATACTTCAGACCATTTGCACACCAGCTGAAATTCTTCACTACCCAGAACGACCGTAGAGGTATTCTTGCTGCCAACCGTATTGGTAAAACAGTAAGCACCTGCTATGAAACTGCCATGCACCTTACTGGACAGTATCCAGACTGGTGGCAAGGCCATCGCTTTGACCGGCCTGTCACAGTGATGGTTGCTGGTGAAGGTTGGAGCCAGGTTGCTCTTGTGCTACAACAAGAACTGTTGGGCACACCCGATGTCAAACTGCAACAACAACTGGGCACTGGTGCTATACCACGTGCAGCCATTGTGACAGATACCATGCGCAATGATGGTGCTAACTGCATAGGCTGTGAGATACTGCACGCCTCTGGTGGACGCAGTTATTTGCTGTTTGCTAACTACACACAGGAGGTCCGCCAGTTGCAGGGTTTCAAACTGGACTTGGCGGTATTTGATGAACAACCACCAGATGACTTCTTCTCTGAGATTGTCACCCGAACTGCAACAACACAAGGCATGGTTCTCTGCAGTTTTACCCCGCTTAAAGGCCTTAACGGACTCGTCTCCAAGTTCTGGAATCGTGAGTCGGGCTATGACTATATTAGGGTCAGTTGGGACGATGTGCCCGAATATGACCCTTGGGGAGAGCCCTTCCTACTTGCCTCAACCAGAGCCCAACTGGAGCGAGATTATCTTCCGCACGAACGCGAGGCTCGTATCCAAGGGCGGCCTATCATGGGCAAGGGTGCTGTTTTCCAACTTCGCTCTTGGCCAACCTATAAACCTAGTGATTTCAACTTCCGCGAAATGCCAAATATCCAACGGGTCATTGCACTGGATCTAGGACTGGTCAACGACAAAACAGTGATCACCTTGGCCTACTGGGATCCGTGGGAAGAAACATTCTGGTTGCACAAACAGATTGTGATTCAGGGTGTTGAAGAAGCAGTGCCCAGCCAATACATCAACCACTTGCTCCGCCCTGAAGTGTTTGGCACACCCATTGTGCTGCCTGCTGATGCATCAACACCTGGACGCTACACAATGAGTAGTGATAGTATCCGTCAACTGTTTGAAAAGTATGAACTCAATGTGGTTCAGAGTGCTATCCTGAATCCACCTGACTCTGAAGGTCGACGCAGCAACCACAAGAGTTATGGTATCAATGCCATGCGACAGAGTCTGGAGTTTGGCACATTCTACATCAATGAGAACTGCACAGAGTTTCTGAACGAAGCACAGAACTATCACGTGGATGAAAAGGGTCGTTTCAGTGATCCAGACGACTGCATAGACTCAGCCCGCTACGCCTACTTGGCAGCACTGCAAGGCATTGCTGAACCCTGGGACAACCGCACACCACAACAACGAATGGCAGCACAGCGTGATCGTTATGTTCGCCGGGTTGAAGACAAGTTGCCAGCCTGGAAGCGCAGTTATAATCCAGATGCTTGACATTATGCTAAATACAATGTGAAAGGACACACTATGTTTAATTCATTATTTGGAATCCCGGTATCAACCACTTCAGCCCTGTCTGGTCAGAACATGCTGATGACATCAGGTTCAGCGTTGCAAAACGCTTACAACCAGAATCAAGCCTACAGTGGTCAGCATGCGTCCAACATGCTGGCTCAGCAACAGGCAGCCTACAACAGTGCCTTGTCAGCCCGACAGCACCGATTCATGATTGATGGTCGCACAATGAGCTTTGATGATTTCCTAGATGAAGTGGCACCTGGAGACGACAACCCCCAGCGAACTTTTTTAATCTTAAAGTACAAAAAATGAACACAAATTCAATATACCGACCAGAGCCCTGGAAAAGAATAGACAAGAGCATGCAGGAGATCTATCTGGATCTTATTGCACACTACAACATCAACACTGTGGGAGAGATAGTAGAACAGTTCTCTGACAAGGGCACTGTTCACAGTTACATTGATTTCTATGCAGCCAATTTTGAATCAGCACGCAAGTTTTGTCGCATGCTGGAGATTGGCTTGATGACAGGTGCTAGTATGAAACTGTGGACAGAGTATTTTTACCTGTACGAAATTGCTGGCATTGACCTGCGAAACGGTTGGAATGATACTCGACCCTGGCAAGCTGATTTAGAGAGTGACCCCAAGATTGAACTACACTTTGGTATTGATTCAACACGCCAGCAAGTGGAGTTTGATGAACCATTCAACATTATCCTGGATGACGGTGCTCACGATTGGCAAAGTCAATTCCTCACATTCCGCAACTACTGGCCTGCCCTGGCTGAGGGTGGTGTGTACTACATTGAAGATGTGGAAAGTTCAGACAGCATGCAAAAACTGCGTGAAACCATACTACGTTGGCTGGGTCCAGATGTCACTGTGGGCATAAACCAACACCTGGGACACAAGGGTGGTCGTGCTGATGACCAAATTTTGATCATAAAGAAACCAAAATGAAAAACTATGTAGTTTGGACCAACTGTAAAGTCCGTGAAACTGAGCACCGCTTTGGTATTGAACCCTGTGCTGATGACAGCGTCACAGCAGACTATGACACAATGTTTAGATACAGCCTGGCATCAGCCCAGAAATTCTTGCGTGGTGACTGGGAACCCGTTGTGTTCACAGAGCCAGCTGAAAACCGTATTGAAATGTTTCGCAGCAATTGGCAACGCATCCGCGACCTATGGCACAGCGAACCCTGCAATGTGCTGTATCTTGACAGTGACACTGTGTTTCTCAAGCCCACTGAAATTTTTGGACGATTTGATCAATACCGCTTGTTCAACTGGTCAACCCCACCACAGGACCACGGCTTTGAAAACTACTTCAATGCTGCTGTGCGTTATCATCCGCACACAATGTCAGCTGAGACCTGGGCTGTGGGCGATGAATTAGCAGCCAATTGGCGTATGGATATCTGGGATCAAGAGCAGATCATATTCAACGCAATGTTCTGGAGTCAAGGACTCACATTTGAAGACGCACACCACCCAGAACTGAACTGGCAAGCACCCACAGGCACCACACTGCCAGAACTGGCAGCACACGCACAGTTCAACAGTTTTCCCATACAGCACACACGCATCTTGCACTATCATGGCACACGCGGCAGCACACGCGGACAAGATGTAGCAGCCTTGCTGGCTGGTCTAACAGGAGTCACGCTGTGAAAGATATAGATGAATACGGACAGCACTGGAACGCAGTGCCTGACTCTGAATACATTGTGGATTTCCAGGACGGCAATGCCACTGTGTTGTGCACTGCACACATGACAGCCATGAGATTGGCTTGTGAAGCAGCCGCTGTGGAAATCTCAGTGTATGAACTGCCAGAAGATGAAGAACCCATTGCTTGCCAAGCCTGTCATCTCACAGAAGTCAAGCGACCCAAAATAATCTTACACTAAGGAATCACCATGGGCAAAGGATCAAACCCCAGACCAATCGACATACCCAAACAAGACTACAGAGACAACTGGGACAGGATATTCAGTCGGAAAAAGCCTGAACCTGAACCTAAACCACCAGGTAAAACACCAGACGCTAAATAAGCCATAAGGAACGAACCTGCGATGCTGGATATCAAAAACATCCCGGTTGAGAGAATCAACCAAAACCGTAAAATCAATGCCAACTTTGTGCGAATGAAGAACCTGATGGATGTCAAGATGGCATCTTACCTGCGTTATCTAGGCACCAAGAACGCTGTGAACCGTGCGTCAGACTACCACTACCTGTGTTTGGCAGTCACAGACTCAACAGCACCCGTTAACGGCATAGATTATATTCACCCTAGTGTGAAGCCTGTGGTAGATTATGCTACTGCTGTGATTGCCAAAGGCATTGCACCCAATGGTGAAGTAAACTTTGACTTTGTGCCTGAAAACGAATTTGACGCAGAAGCAGCACGACAGGCCACCAACATGGTAAGTCATGTGATCAATGAAATGAATGATCCGCATTTCATTATGGAACGCTGGATCATGGACGCCAACATGCACAAAAACGGCATGATGATGATCAAGCCTGTGCGTGAACCCATTGTGCGTTATGTTGACACACAGGGCACAGCAGATCAACTGTTGGCTTTTGAACAACAAGCACGAGATTCTGGCATGAATGCTGTGCAACAAATGCGCAGACGCACAGGAGTTGACATGGAAGCTGTGATGGCAGAAGTGCAACAAAACTTGCCGCAGGTCAGTGCAGACAACAGCCGCAACATGCTGGATTCAATCATAGCAGGCATGAGTGATTCAGAAGAATTCCTGGACGATACCACTCAGATGCAGGACATGGCTCAGCAAGCTCAGCTGGAAGGTGAAGAGTCTGTGTTGAATGACGCCATTGCTCGCAACACAATCTACACAGCCAAATACAAACTCACAGGCTACAACCTGTACATCAAGTTCCACCCTATCGCACAACACTACTGGATCTGTGATCCCACAGTGCCCAAGATGGAAGATCAACCCTTCTGCGGCTACTACGATCCCATGACCATTCAGGAAGCCACAGAACTGTATCCGGGTTTGAATCTAAGCGAATTTGAACGCCACGCTGAATACAACATGAACGGTGCGTACCAAGCAGGTTCAGTGCTCAACAACCTGGCCATTCACGCTAGAGACAGTGTACCTGTTATGGGTGTGCCAGTTTCAAGTGCAGCATCAGCAGATCCAGACAGCCGCCAGATCACTGTTGTGACTGTGTGGAACCGATATGACATTGATGGTGATGGTGAACTGGAACTGGTTGAACTGATCTATAGTGGCAGTTACATTATCAGTGCCCGTGAAGTGGAGTTTATCCCTGTGGCCAACATGTGTCCTAAACCATTGCCTGGCAACTTCTACGGTATGAGCATTGCTGAATCAGTGATTCCCATGCAGGAATACCAAACATCAGCAGCACGAGCAGAAATTCAACTGGGCCTGCTGACAGCAACACCACGCATTGGTGTCAAGCCAGACCGTGTGGACTTTGAAATGATGCAGGACGGCGAAGCAGCCATCTTTATCCTGGATTCAAAATTTGATCCTGCCAAAGACATTTACCCAATGCCACCTCCAGCAGGCAATCTCCAGTTCTTGGAAGTGGCCATGACTCGTATCCAGCAGGACACAATGGCCATGGTTGGTATGACCACACCACAGGACACATTCAATCCAGAAGTTATGGCACCCGGCAACTCAGGTGTCAAACTACAACTGGCACTGACACCAAACCAGATCATTCAAGACAACACAGTACGCAATGCTGCGGATGGACTCAAGCAAGCAATCTACTTGGTATGGCGTACTCTGATACAATACGGCGATGACCATGGTGTCAAGCGCCTGGCTGCCAAGTTCCACCCTGACAGCAAGTCTGAGTTTATGGACTACACTCGTTGGGACGCCATGGAACTGGCTGATCGCAAGCACATTCAGATTGAATTGGCCCTGGGCATGCAAAGCCAAGAAAACGCAATTGGACGCCAGCAGCTGATTCAGAAGTGTCAGACAGATCTTTATGCAGTAACACAAGGCATGGTAGCACAAGGTACGCTGAATGAAACAGTGTACCAAAAGATCAAGCGACCATTCAGTGAAACACTGTATATCCTGGGTGTCAAAGATGCTGACACATATCTGCCCAGTGATGAAGAAATCAAAGCCATGATTGAATCTGGCAAGGCTGCTGCTGGACAAAAAGAACCTAGCCCAGCAGAAAAGAAAGACCTCAGCGTGGCAGCACTCAATGCTGTCAAAGCAGAACAAATCACTGCTGAAACACAAGGACTTGACCCAGACACACAACTCAACTACATGGCCATAGCAATGGGCAAGACCCAAGATTATGGGCACTGATCCAATTTAACAAGGAACTGCAATGATATCTGAAGAAGCCATTGAGGCATACAACACACGGCTCACTGTTGATGTATCAAGTATACAAAAACTTTCGCCATCACAACGTGACACAGTAAAAAGCTATGGCTCACAGGCCGAAGCACTGTTGAAGAATCGTGACCTGGCTCAGTTTATACATCACTTCAAGTTCTTGCTGGCTGACACACAAAGTGAACTCACTGCACACACAGCAGAAGCCAACAGTGAGCGAGTGGCCATTGCCAATCAGCTTACAGGCATCAATGGCTTTGTCAACAGCCTCAAGCGTGCTGTGTACTACAAAAACAAAATTGTGGCCTGGGAACAGTCACCACAGACCAAGAATCAAAAGACCGAATTAAAACAAGTTTTTGATCCGAATGACTAAATATTCACAGCAAGGTAACCACAAGGCCCTTGCAAATTTTAAGGAAAAACATGACAGAACTGATCAAGCCTAACATCCCGTTAACGGATGCGGCCACTGACAACACTGCAGGACCGACTTTGGGTTCTATAGCAGAGAAAATGGCCGTGATGCGTGAACAAACGCTGCGTAACCAGATTCGTGCTACCGAAGATACTGCAACAGGACAAGAGGATGGACAGGCAGAAGCCTCAAGCCCTGTGGCACCCGATGTGCCAGAAGATGACGACATTTTTGCCCCGGAACAGCATGAAGGCGCTGAACAGGAACCAGCCCAGACTGAACAGTCTGTAAGCGACACCGATAATTCAGACAATACTTCGGCAGAAGAACTCATAGACTTTATTGAATTTGCAGAGACAAACCCCAATGCCAAATTCAAATTTACCCGCAACGGTAAAGAAGTCATAGTTGATGCCAAGAGAGCCGCTGCTATACTGGGACAGGGTGGAGCCATCCACGAAGATGCCCGACAGTTGAAAATCGAGCGTGCTGAGTTTGATGAATATATCAAGGAAACTCGTAGCCGCCAGGAAGGTTTGACACTGGCAATGGAATTCACAGTTGAACCGCAACTGCAGAAGGCCTATGATGAGATTGTGAAGACGCAGGGTTACCAAACTGTGTTTCAACAACAACTTGCAGCCACACATGATCCTGCCCAACAGGCCAGGATCCAGGCAGGAATGCAGCAGAATGAGCAATACATTCGCCAGCAGCAAGATGTTATTGGAAGACTACGCCCAGCAGTGGATCAGTTCCGTCAGGTTCGCCGACAGCAAGTGCAGGAAATCTTGGAAAACAACCGCAAGGCGTTTCAAGACAAGGAGTTGAAAAACGAATATGTCTACAACGAACTGCGCAACAAGGTTGAAAAGATGTGGACCGGAGCCCGTAATGAACTTGTGCCTGGAGTGGCCAACATTGACCTGATATCATCAGATGAAACACTGCTGGGACTGGTGCGAGACGGATTGAAATACCGCAACGCTGCCAAGCCCAAAACAGCAGGTGCCAGCATAGCACAATTGACCAGTCGGAAAGGTTCCAGCACTCAACGCAACAGCGATGATGGTGTGAGCAAACTTCGTGAACAAGCCAAAGCCGGCGATAAAAAAGCCGGAGACAACCTCTTGGTGCAGCGACTCGCACAGATTCGTGGCAACAGAGGTGGTAGATAATAGCCTAATATAATATTCAAGGAGAATAACATGGCAGAAATTACAACCAGTCAAATTGGTAATGGTACAACAGCATATGGTGCTGACATCGTTGTCAAAGACTTAGATCTAGATGTATCCAATCGTGTAAAAGACGATACCCCCGTGCTCAACATGTGTATGAGCAAAAAGCGCAAGGTCAACAGCACACTTCCATTGTGGACTGACGACATCTATCGCTTGCCTTCAGCACAAGCTGTGAAAGAAGGTGCCGCAGTTAGCACAAGCAACGCAGAGAGTAACAGCCGTTACAACTTGGGCAACTACACACAGATCTTCCAAACAACTATCGCTGCTAGTGGTACTGCTCGTGCTGTTATGCAGGCGGGCGGAGATCCGCAGGCCTACCAAGAGGTAAAGCAGTTGATCGAATTGATGTTCGATGTGGAAATGCAACTTGTGCGTGGCGACCAAATTGGTACCAAGTACGGCGGCCAAACTGGTACAGCAATTACCAACCCAGGCACAGCTCAAGACGGCGGTCGTCGTATGGGTAGCCTGGATGCTTTTGCTGGCACACACAGTTTCAACCCCAGCGGTGCTGCTATCGGCAACATCACCACAAACACCAACAACGAATCTACAGACAGCAGCACTGCCAACGTAGGTAACTTGAACATTCAAGCTGACGGTAGCCAGTTCTACACAGGTACTTTCACTAACCAAGTGTTCCAGCCTGTGATTTACAAGCAATTGGTCACCACTGCTGAACAGCGTTACAATGCCAAGATCCGTACCATGGTTGTTCCAACCAGCCTGCGTACCATGATCTCTGACAACATCGTGAACAGCAACACCAGCATCAACCGTCGTAATGTGGAGCGTGGCGACACAATCCAGACTTACGAAGGTGACTTCAACTACACATATGAGATATATGATAGTTGGATAATGGACAGTGCTGGTGTAAGCGATCAGATCTACTTCTTGAACGAAGATGTTGTACAGTGGGGTTCACTCCGCGATCTAGGACCCAACAACGAAGTATTCAGCAATGCTGACGCTTCATTGGATCAGTTCTTGATGGAAGGTACATTGATTGTTCGCAACCCAGCAGGCGTTGGCGTGTTGCACAACATCTCAACAACTGGTGCAGCAGTAAGTGCACCGCGTGGAGCCAGCTTCGTTCAGCGTATCAACGCTGGTGCAGGCAACAGCTATGTCTAATCAACCCTGAGTTGATGGATATTCAAAGGCCCTTCGGGGCCTTTTTGTTTGATCAAAAACCCTGTATGTTGCATTAGTGCTAAATATCCATATGAGCCAAGATATCAACCAACCAGAATACCTAGACAACACAGATCCAGAACGCAATTATGATTATTGGCGTCAAGATCATGGTGGTATTGTCACAAATCACAACGGCGTAGCAGACACACTGCTCAAAAACGACCAGCTATATCGCAGCATGAAAGGCGATTGGAAACGCACCAGTCTCAGCGGCAGCAAAAACATCATCACAACCACTGGGCGTGAAGATGGCAAGTTCTACATTCGTCGTGAACAAAAGAATGCTGAAGCAGTGGCACGCCGCTGTGCTGAATATCGCAAAGCAGCCGAAGCAGGACACCATGATCCCTTGGCACCCATTGGTGATGATGGCCGACTCACATACAAATGGATGGACCTGCCCAATGTTGTGAGCATTCGTATCAGTGATCAGTATTTTGGTGGCATGCCCTGGGCTGCTATCAAACATGACCGCACACTCAAAGCACAGTTTTACCGGGTGGTAGAACGTGAATACAATCAATATGTTTGTTATCCTGGCGGCAAGTTGCCCATCCCTGTTGATGTGCCATATCCTGCTCGAGTAGGCGAACAAAAGTTCTTTAAAGGACACACAATATGAGTTTCTTAATACCCAACGGTGACGCACTGGTTGAATACATCCAGGACTTCACAGGATCCGCAAACGACACTGAAATCAAACAGTGTATCTTTCTTGCTGAATTATCAATGCGTAACCTGGAACTGCCAGCCTTGCGTAGCGATCCCTATGATCCTGTGAACATTGGCGTGGCAGACGCACAAGGCATGGTACCAATCCCAGCTGACATGAACAAGCCCATTGTGTTTTTCAAACAGGGCAATCCTGGCGGCGTCACCTCAAGTTCCACTGGTCCTTGGATTGTGTATGACCGTATTGGTGATAGAGACATTATCACACAGGGCATGATTGCTCAGTTGTATCTATCGCCAGTGAATGTGCCTGCTGTGATCCGCGGCAAGTTCTCAGAAGTGTATGACAGCTACAAGTTTTTGCCGTATGTGGGCGAAGGCGACCTGATCAACCTGTACTACTACAAATCATGGCCCTTGTTGTTTACACCTGTGGATGATGCCATTGTAAGCACAACAGGCACAGTTGGATCAATCACAGGCACAGGACCTTGGACTGCCACAATCACAGGTATGACCACGGTGACAGGACTCAGCGTAGGCGACAAGATATCAGCCAATGCTGGCACAGGTAGCCTAGGTGCTGGTGGTGTATACACAGTGGCTTCAATTCCCAGTTCAACTTCAATCACATTCACAGCCACTGGAGGCACCACGCCCACAGCAGGCACAGTGACCAATGTGGGTCTAACTGATCAGACAGTTCAAAACAATGCAGTGTTGCAATCATGGCCTGAAGGCTATGTGTATGCTACCTTGCGTGAATACTACATCAAGCGTCACAATGATCAAGACGCAGCTATCTATGCCAGCAAATATGACAATGCCTGGAACATTGTAATGGATCAAAACAACCTTGGCAAATGGTCAGGAGGTCACACTCGTATGACATCCGTATGGCAACCACGACAGTATCGCCAATACAACATCAAATAAGGAAAAGAGCAAATGCCAATTATCCAACCCAACAACACCACAGGCTTATATGGTGTTGACACCACCGTATCAATCGGCAACACGCTGTTTGCTACCAATCTAAATGTTTCAGGCAATGCTGCTATAGGTGGCAATCTCCTGGTGTCAGGCAACGAAACAGTTACTGGTAACTTGACAGTGACTGGCACTCTGATTGCCAATGTCAACATTGCAGCACCTGGGTCTAACACACAGATTATTTACAACAACAACGGTGCCCTAGCTGGCACATCCAACTTGTCCTACACTGGCACAGCATTGTCCATGACTGGCAATGTGTCAGCCACTGGCAATGTGTCAGGCAATTACATCCTGGGCAATGGATCACAGCTCACAGGCCTGCCAGTAAGTTATGGCAACGCCAATGTTGTGACCTTGTTGGCCAACTTTGGTTCAAACACCATTCAGACCACTGGCAATATTACTGGTGGTAATTTGATCACAGCTGGAAATGTGTCTGGCAACTATGTCCTGGGCAACGGTGCTTTGCTCACAGGTATTACCACATCATATGGCAACGCCAATGTGGCCCAATTTCTTGCATCAGGCACCAATGCCAACAACATTTCTATCACAGGCAATGTAATTGGCAGTTTTTTCTTGCCAGGTGTATTGAAAACTGCTCAGATTCAGAATGCAGCAGCAAATCAAGCTATATCGTTTAACGATCCATTGGTAGGGTCAGGAATACAAAATGCACCTTTATTAGCTGGCAATATTACCAGCGGCGGATTTTTCATTGGCAATGGTAGTTTACTAACTGGTATTGTCTCAACTGCCACTCCAGGCGGCAGCAGTGGAGAAATCCAATACAACAACGGTGGTGTCCTAGCTGGCACAACAGGATTTACATACAGCCCTGGAATTTTGAGTTCAACAGGAAATGTGCAGTTCAGTGGTAAAATCACAGGACTGGGAGCTGCTGAAATTGGCGCCAATCTACAGGTCAATACTGACCTGGTGGTGTTTGGCAATACTGTGACTGGCAATTTAAGTGTGTCCGGTGGCAGTATCACTTCGGTTGACACTATTACTGCAACTGGCAACATCACAACCACAGCCAACATTTCAGGTGGTAACTTAATTGTAAGCGGCGCATTTGTTCCGGCTACTATAACAGCCACAGGTAATGTCGCTGGTGCCAACCTAAATGCTACTACCAACACAACCACTGGTAATATCATTATTAGCCTGGCCAACAACAACATCAAGAGTATAAATGCTGTTGATTTGAATACCACGCCCAGCCCACAGCGTATTACCATAGGCAATGGCTACAATGGCAACTTTGGGTCAAATGTGGATCCACTGACAATCAGCCGCGGCGGCACCCTGGCTGTGATTGACAAATACAACATTGGCAACTCTGACACCAACATGGCACAGCGTCTGACTACATCTACGCTGTATGCTGACATGGGCGGTGCTACATTGACCAACAACGCTCGTCGTTTACAACCCTTGCAGGGTATGTTGTTTATGGGCAACGGCACACAACAAATATCAGCAGGTGCTGTGTATTCTACTGCCACTGGTGTTGGTAGTGCTGTTGGCATTGGTAATATTACAGTGAGTGGCAGCACCGTAGACATGGGCGGAACTGCCACTGTAAGCCATGTTGCTGGATCACAGTCCAGTATCTCAGTGGGCTCCAATGCCAATGTGGGCAATGCTGTAGGTGTTGTGGGTCAGATTCAGACAATCACAGGCACCAGCAGCAATACAACATCAGCCATAAGCTTTTTCAGCAATTTTGGTGGCACTGTGACCAGCACTACAGCACCAACCAATGTGTATGGTTTCTACATGCCTGGCACTACTGCCACACATGGCCTCAGCAACACCAACAACTGGCGTCGTGCTACCAATTATTACTTCTTGATGAACGAAGACAATGTGGCACAGGTGCAATTGGGTAGCTTGAAGCGATATCACGAGTTTGAAGCAGCCACTGCTACATCAGGCAGTTTTGCCATAGACAAAAACACAGCACAGGTGCACAATATTGCACCCACAGGCAACTGCACCATTACAGGATATTCAAACATGGTCACAAGTGCCAGCGATGGCACCAACACAGACTCACAAGTAGACACACTCACAATTATTGTGGAACAAGGGTCAACACCTTACACAGTGACCTTGCCCACAGGCAGCACATACAAGTATGCTGGCAATGTGTCAACAGTGGGTGCCACAGCCAACGCAGTCACAATGATATCTGTGACAGCAGCCAATGTACGTGGAACAGTCACTTACTTGACCACAGTTTCACCGGAGTTTGTGTAATGTTGGGATCAGCAAAAACAGCCTGGTTGTCTCGTGCCTGGACCGCAGGAGGATTTACCAATCCGCTGACAACTTGGACTGCTGAGGGTGCTGCTGAATTGTCAACAGCACAATTCCAGTTTGGCACTGCCAGCATGTACACTGATTCAAACCAGGCTACCACCAGTGGATTTTATGCATCGTCAGGAGATCGCACATTTATGGATGTGAACACTGGTGATTTTACCATAAGTTTTTGGGCTCGAATGACTTCCAGCACACCCACCAACCGTTGGCAAGACATTATGTCCAACAACACCATCGGTGGATTGGGATTCCGTTTTGGACCAAACTTCAATGCTACTACTCGCGACGGGTTAAACATTTTTGCCCGCGGCCAGGCCGACTTAGATTATTGCAACTTTACCTGGAGCAATGACACCTGGTATTGGATAGTGATACAAAGGTCAGGCACCACTATCTCTTTCTGGGTAGATGGCACACAACAGACCACACAAGGTTCTGGTGGCGGCACTCGAAATTTTGCTGACAACAGTGGCGGCCAACAAATCACTTTTGGCAATGCTCAAGGCTCTGATGGCAGTCAATTTGTGTATTTTGATGAACTCAATATCACGGTTGGCACAGCACTGTATCCTGCTTCAGGAAGTCTAACTGTGCCCACAGCACCTTTTGTTGTTGAAGAATTTACCACACAGTTGGTGCATTGGGATGGTGCCAATGGTGCTACCACATGTGACAATGATCAAGGATAAAAGATGTATTATAGATTGAGTTGTGTTTTACAAGATGGCACGCTGCGTGGTTATCAGTGGCGTGAGATAGATCAGGCAACATTTGCAACCATTGCTGCAGGACAACGCCCTGTGGGCGATGCTGCCGCACAAACTCGCGACAGCACAAAATTTGATCCCACACATACCAATGCCACTGTGTATTATGGTCATGTGTGGAACAGCACAGGTTGGATCAACAATCTCACAGCTGAACAAGCACAAGAATTATACGCTACTTCAGGTCGCGAACAAGCAGGAACATAACCAATGGCACAAATTAAATCAAGTTTTGAAGAAGCCCGAGTCCCATTTGCCAAGATGACATTCTCACCCGATGTGCCATCAACGGCACTGGGACCCAATGAATACAACGCAGGTGAAAATGTGGAAACTGATGTGCGTGGCATCAGATCAATGGCTGGCGATCAAAAGATCCTGGATTTTATTCCTGGCACACCCACATTTGTGAGTTCTGGATTTAGACGCAATGGTGAATTTTGGTTCATTGCTGCCACAACAGAAGGACGCTGGTGGGCCAGCAATGGCTATGACAACTGGTATGACATCACACCTGGTGGTGTGCCATTCACAGGCTACACACAAAGCACCAACATCACAGAAGCCTGGAACGGCACTGTGCCGTTTTTCAATGACAGTATCAACCCGCCAATGTTCTTGCCTGATCAAGATGCTGCTGTGCTGGTGTTGTATTCCAACACCTTGAGTGCAGACATTGATGACATTCAATATCAATCACCCACAACACAACGACTCACATTCTCAAGTGCAGTGACTACTCCTTATGCTGCTGGTGAGCAGATTGTTATTTCAGATGTGAACACATTCTATGATGGTGTGTTCACTGTCACAGGTGGCACCACAGCCTATGTAGATTACTTGGCCATACCAGGTGCTGCTTTCCCAGGCGGCGGTACTGTGGCACCCAAGTTTCAATGGAACTACAACCCCAACTGGAAGAGTTATTACGCTGGTTGGATGCGTATCTACAACACACCCAATGTGGGCTCAATCCTTGTGGCTGGCAACCTAACTGTGACAGACATCAACGATGAGATCCTGGAGTTTCCTGTCACAGTTCAATGGAGCCAAGCGTTTGGACTCAACGAAGCACCACTAACATGGCAACCCACTGTGACCAATGTGGCCAACCAACTTGAAGTGCCCTTGCGTGGCACCTGTGTGGATGCGTTTCCATCAAACGGTCAGTTGTTTCTAAGCTCGTACTGGGACACTGTGGTTTTTAGCCCAATCAACTATACCACAACATCAGCACCTATTCTGGGTGTGCGACTCTACAACCAGGGCCGTGGTATGTTGACCAGCAATGCATGGGCCAACACTGACAAAGAAGTGTATGGCATTGACTCACGCGATGTGTGGGTGTTTGATGGACAGAACTTTACTGGACTGGGCAATCAACGACTCAAAAACTGGTTGTTTGATCAGCTGGATCCTGCCTATGTTCAACGAATATTCATGGAAGTCAACACACAACGCAACCAAGTTGAAATCTACTACACATCAAAGCCAGAATACGCAAGTGCTCTAAACCCTATTGTGAATGGTGTACCCAACAAGATGATTAGTTATAGATATGACCTGGACTGCTGGAACGCACCACGCGAAGTAAGCAGTGCTACATTTGCTTCTGAATCACCAATCTGGTCAGACACCACAGACTCAAGCCTGCCTGTCTGGACATTTGACGAAGGTTCAAGAACAGTGGTGTATGCTCGTGGCTTGACCAATCAACAACTGGTCATGAAAGATCAAGGCTACAGTTTTCTCACAGCCAATGCCAACCCCAATGGCAACATTGCATCAAGTTTCCGCAGAGACAATGTCAAGGTCTTGCCCAACTATTCAAGTTTGAGCATGGTTCATCGTATCCTGCCCGAAGTAGTAAACATGAACAACAATGAACTGCCTGAGTACCCATCAACAGGCAATGTTTCAATCACAGTGGAAGGCGCCAACTCAGTGGGATCAGAACCTGCTGTTAAAACACCTGTTGAAATGGAGATAGACACCAACAATCCTTGGTGCCAGATCAACCAAAACGCTTTTCGTGTGCATGCCATTGAAATTTCAAACACCAGCAACGCTGACATTTGGATGTGTTCAGCCACAACGTGGCAGTATACACAGGTGGAGGACGACCGCTAATGAGTCAATTTCCTATTGAGCCTGGTGATCAACAAGGTCTGGTTGATGGCCTAAACTATGTGCTGTCAGGCCCAGGTGGCCTGGGACAGAACTTTGAAGGCTTCAGTGCCTATGAAACAGGATACCTAACAGGCAACTTTCGTCGTCCCTACGGCTCCACCACGCCAGAATCAATCTATGTGCCGCCTATTTCATGCAGCAGTGCAGAACAGATTGATGACAGAACATTTCAATACAATTTTACATCAGCACAACCAACAGCACCGTTCAAACCTGGCAACAACACATTTGGAGCTGGCTGGACCAACACATTCTACAATGGTGGATCAGGTGCCATTGGTGTGGTTCAATGCACAACCACTTTTGTTATTATTCGCACAGCAGCAAGTTATCCAGGCATAGGTGATGACCTTACCGGTGGCACAATTGAGTACGATGCCAACGACCAATTAAACTCAACAGATTCAAATGCTCGTGTGACTGTGACAGGTGGTACTGACCGTGTGTTTATTTCTGCACAACTCAGCAACATCATGAGTTATGTCAGCAGCACTGGTGGAGATCTAACCTACACTGTGGAAGTCAATAGGTATGTGGGCTTTCCCAACAATGACCCTATAAATCCAGACTTCTTGTTTGACTTTGACAAAACTGTGAGTCGCAAAGTGTATCAGATTGATGGTATCACAGGCACAGGATTGTTGACAGAAATTGAAACTGTGTTCAGCACAGTGATTGACCAACCACCACCAGGCTATTTCTGGTACATTCTTGAAGTGTTGTTTGAACCCACTGGAGATCTAAAAATAGATCAAGCCGAATTTAATCTTCGCAGTCTCAGTGCTCAGGTGGTCAAAGAATAACGCTAACAACAGCGGTTTAAAAAATATGAGTAAATATTGATATGGCCACAACAACTACTTCCAATGCTGCACAAAAGGCAGCGCAACAAAAAGCAGCACAAACTCAAGACTTATTGAAAAAAATCAACGCGGCCACCAGTACCAGCCAGTTGAACATGTATCTCAATCAGGCCAAGCAACTGGGTATCAGCATTCCGACCTCCACTCAAAATGCTGCCAGGGCCAATGCATTCAAAATTGAACAAGCCAATCAGCAAAAAGAAGCTGAAGCCAACCGTATCATCAACGAAAAGGCTGCTGCACAGTTAAAAGCACAACAAGAAGCTGCTGCCGAAAAAGCCGCTGCTGAGGCCCGAGCTGCTGCCGAAAAAGCCGCTGCCGAAAAAGCTGCTGCTGAGCAACGGGCAGCCCAACAAGCCGCTGCTGAAAAAGCCGCAAGAGAAGTGGCTGAAAAAGCTGCTGCTGAAAAGGCTGCTGCTGAGCAACGGGCAGTTGAAGCCAAAAAAGAAGCCAATAGAATTGCTGCTGAAAAAGCCGCAAAAGAAGCTGCTGAAAAAGCAGCACAAGAAAAAGCAGCACAAGAGCGTGCTGCCGCTGCTGCCAAAGCTCGAGAAGAAGCTGATGCCAGGGCCGCTGCTGCCAAAGTCAAAGCCACTGAAGAATACAGCAACTGGATGAAGAACGCTGCCACAGAAGGCAACATTTCTAGCCTAATGGGCATGGCTCGACAGGATGGTATTACCATACCACAAGATATTATCGAAGGTGCTAGAACTCGTATCGCCGGTGAAAAACTAGGCGAAAAGTATCTACCAGAACTTCGAAACGCCAAAACTCAAGAACAATATGATGCTGTGCTACAGCGTGCTCAAGCCGAAGGTGCTATTATCAATTCAGGCAGTGCTGAAGCAATAAAAAAACAAATTGATAGCAACCTGGCTTTTGAACAAAAGCGTACTGAACAACGGGCAGCAGAACAACAACGCCAGGCCGAAGTTGCTGCACAACAACAATACCGTAATCAATTGGTTGAAGCAGGTAATACTGGCAATCTGAATCGGCAAACATTCAATGACATTGTGTCTCGTGCTCAAGCCCAGGGTGTTGAACTTGATTTAGGGACCCTGGATTACTATACCAAAAGGGTTGAAACCAACGAAGTAGAACAACAGAATCAAATAAAAGTTGCTGAACAAAACAAATATCGCAACATGTTTGTGGAAGCCGGCAACACAGGCGGATTATCACAGCAAGAATTTGATGACATTCTGGCCAAGGCACAAGCCGAAGGCATTGCTATCAATCCTGATAATCTACAGTATTTTTCAAATAGAGCAAAAGAGTTTGAATTATTTCAACAAAGAAATGCCGAGGCTGCTGTACAAAACAAATATCGCAACATGTTTGTTCAAGCAGGCAACGAAGGCGGATTAACACAACAAGAATTTGACGACATATTGGCCAAAGCCAAAGACGAAGGCGTTGCTATCAATCCTGATCAGATTGCATCAGCACAAAAATCAGTGTCAGATACTGCTGCATTTCAACAAAGAACTGCTGATGCTGCTGTACAAAACA